TTCAATATCTAAATCTGAAACAGGAGTCCAATTTAAAGACATTTGATTTGATCCTGTCATTGAAATATTAAAATCTGAAACATCTGATGGTGTATCTGTTGCTCCAATAATTTTACGAGTAGAAGAAATAAAACTTGATGAAACACCAAAACTATTTATTGCCTTTACTCTAACGGTATATTCAATATCATCTACAACATTTAACATTTCATGGTTTAGTTGTGAGCCTGTAGAAATAATTTTAAAATCTGACTCTGTTGTTTTTTTCGCTTCAACTTGGTAATTAGAAACAAAAGAATCTGGAGAAGCACCTACTAAAATATTTAATCTTGTAATAACTGTACCATCAGAATATTCAATCATCTCATCTGTTAGTGTTAATGAAGCTGGTGGCTGTATAACAAATGGGTTAGGTAGATTAGTTGTTGGTGTTGTTGTTTGTTGTGATTTTAAAGCAAACGTATAATGCGATCCTTGATATTCAACTAAATCTAAACCTATAGTATAATCTTCATTAAAGGTTAAAGACATCACTCTAAAAGGTTTAGATGTAAATCCAATCGAGCTGTGAGTAATGTTAACAATATCACCAATAACTAAATCATAAGCATCGAAACTAACATTTATACTTAACTGTAAAGATTCTCTAGAACGTCGTAAAATAATTTCAGCCATCTCTATTGCCTGAAATGCATTGGTTATAGTTTTGAAATCAAAGCGACCCTCTAAAAGGAAACCGCCATCTTCAGTTTTCATTGTTGCGTGTTTGTCTGCTGTTGCATAACCACTATCATCAATCTCAGGAAATTGAACTTCGTTAACTTGATAATTACGAGATGGTTCAATATAAGATATTATTACACGATTATATCTTTCACTTTTTGATGGACTAGATAACGTATAACCACCAATAATATCATCTTCTGTTAATGTAATAGAAGCTGTTCCTGTTGTTTCAATTACTAATTTATATTTTCCAGATGAATAAGGTAAAAAACCTCTACAACCTTTTATAAGTTGTCTTAGATTTTCAATCACTTTTCTAGATGTATCTAATACAGCATTTGTGTCAAAAAGATTAATATCTGATCCACCAGAAAATGGTGTAACTTGTGTTATGCAAACTTGAGAAGCATCTCTAAAACTTTGTAAATCAATATCTGCTGTTGCTATACCTTTACCGTATCTTTCGTTTCTTAAATAATCTAAAATACAAAAAGCTGGATTAGTAGAATAAGTTGCAGAAGATTCATTCAAACTAGCATCTAAAGTGACTATTTTTTTTCCTTTTACTCTAGCCTGTACTTTTGGTATTGAACCAAACATATCCTGATTCCATTTAAATTTTAGTGCTAAGTATGCTATTCCTGATAATTTATGATTACTACCCCAACTTGATAATTGAGATAATAAACTTGATGAACTTTGACCATCGCTTCCTAGATGTGGTTCTACAGTAATATAACTAACTGCGTCTTTGTAAAAATTTGAATCAGATGTTGCTACTGTTCTTTGCGTATTATCTGTTAATGCACCACTAAAAGTAACAACTTTATCATCTATTCTTATTTCCTCTATAGAGTTTATTTCTCCCTCACATAATACTAATGCCATATATAAAAACTCGTTATCTGTACCGCTAGTTTCTAAAAAAATTCTGACACCGCCAAGCAATCTTTCACCATATACTACTGGTATTGAAGCATCACTTGACTGTTTGTTAAGTAAAATACCTTGTTCAAAATCATCTAATTCACCTACTCCGAAATCAGGAATATCTGGTGTTGGTATTAACCATGAAATTGCTTTAGTAACTATTTTTGAAATAATTTTTATGGGAGCTTTTACAATTTTAACAATACTTTTAAAAAATTTTTTTATCACTAAGCTCTACCCCATTTAATATCTTGTACTGTTTGTGAACTAAAATCCATACCTACATCTGTGCTAAAGAATCTTTGTTGAGAAGTGTTGTTAGTTTTTCTACCAGATTTTTTTTCAAAGTCTGCCCAATGAGAAACTATATCTAAATTTACTGTTGATTCTGTATCAGTTTCTTGAACACTAAAATTATCTATTTGTCCATTATAAAGTAAGAAAGGATCTGAAAATAAAACATTTGTATCTTGTAAAAAACCTCTAAAAATTTTTACATCATCATTAATAACATTTTCATTTAAAACAGTAGATATAAAAGTTTGATCAGCACCAGAAAGACTTAAAGTTATAGGCGATAAATTAACATCAGTTTCTTCAGAAAAACTTGATAATCCTAAAATAAAATCACTAGCGATATAATTAACAGAACTACCTGATACTGAAGAAGTTATTGAGAAAGAATTATCAGTAATGTTAACAGGAGTAGCGAAGCCAATAGTGATAAGATGAATTGGTCGAATTTCATTTGTTGCTAGTTCGTTCTTTACTGCTGTTGTTAATGCTCTCGTCATAAATTTCGTATGTTGTTCTATTTACTTTTTCATTACCTTGTATCATAACATAACTAAAAGTACCATCTGGACTTTTGTTTTTACCTAAATCATTTGTTTCAATATTAATTTCATTTTCATCAACTACTTTCTCTGCTATAAAATCTGCATTTAACCAATGTCTTACTAAATATTTTACCATTAGAGAGTTTCTTCAACATCTAATTCAAACTCATATAAAAGTTCCCCTGTACTAGAAGCTCCAACTACTCCAAACTCTTGAATATCATTTGTTAAATGAACAGTAAAAGGAATATTATCGTATGAAACAGCTTCATCATCTGCAAGTGTTGTTAATAAAGGTGGTTCTATAGTTACTGTTGCCGCTCCTGATGAACTTGTTACATCTTCAACAACCATATATATTTTTGTATGACCATTAAATTTTATGTAATCACCCTTACGTAATCTGTTTGCTGTATCTGAAGCAAATCCATCTATTGCAATCGTTGTATCTCCAGCAGTATGACTTCCTACAACTGCTAAAGTTCCTGTTTCTACACCTCTAGCATCTTCTAACTCTGGTGGAATAATTGTAAAATTTTCTTTTTGTGATCTTTGTTTCATTATAAAAGCCATAAGCTCTCCATAAACATCTGATCTTTTTCCTGTGATTATTTTCGCAGTGAAAGCAAATCTTTGACCATCTATTTGTCGTGATAATTTTTTACCTGATTGCGATTTAGAAATAATAGTATTTTGAATACTTCTAATACCCATTGTTGAAAATGCAGATGAAGATATAGGAAATGCACCAGCCATTATATTAAAGCCGCTCTCCCTCTTTCATTAACAGCATTGTTAATTATTTGAGTTATTGTTCCTCTTGATCTTTGTAGTAAATCACTAAAACCACTAGCATCAACAGTATTAATATTAAAACTTACATTAACAGGCGATCCACCCATTCCTCTAGCACTTTGTGTTATTTGTCCTGTTTGATTAGGAATGAAAAGCTCAGGTCCTCTTTCTCCAACTACGAATGGTTTGCCTTTTGATACTGATCCGCCTGTCGACCTACCAAACAATCCGCCTAAAAATCCACCAAAAGGACCTGCGATCATTTGTAATGCTATTTGTCTTTTTAATGAAGATTCTTGTTTTTTCATTATATTTAATCTTTCTCTTTCTTTTATAATACCTTTATCTATTAAAACATCTTCTATTTTTCTAAAAATAATTATTTCTATTGTTTTGGCTAAAATATCTACCAATATTTTTTGAGCTAATTCTTTAAAAGATTGATTTAATTTTTTACCTAATACCACCGCTTCTGCAAGTGATCTTGAAAAAGATCTTATCCCTTGTAATATAAATTTG